TTTTTGTTTTTCTATTTTTTGTTTTTCTATTTTTTGTTTTTCTATTTTTTGTTTTAATTCCTCCTACCGCCACCCCTGTAGCCTTCCTTTCAGGCTCAGTCTCTGCTGCCTCCGCCACTGCCACTCCCGTAGCCTTCCTTTCAGGCTCAGTCTCCGCAGCCTCCGCCCCCTCTTCAGTATTCATTTCAGCCACAGCCTCGATCTCCGCAGCACTCTTCCTTTCAGCCACCGCCTCGGTCTCCGCGGCAGTCTTCCTTTCAGCCACCGCCTCTAGTGTTCCATCAGATGGAGAAGGAAGAGATTTTAATATTGAATCTATTGATTCATAATCTACATTTGGCTGTTGAATATAAAACATATATTTTTTATCAAATTTATCTAATAAGTAATTATCACTGCGCTGCTTCTTGTCATGAAAAATTGAAGCATTATACTTCTTTAACTCTTCTTTATGTCTCTTAAATGAACGAAAAACAAGGTCTCTTACATTCATTGTTTCGTCTATTTTTATTTGACTCGCAGCATTCATTCCCATTTTAAGATGGTAACCCCGAGCTGATTGTCTTGGTACATTGAATGCAATAAAACTATTTTCTTTTAGTCCATTTCCTATATGAAGTAAATAAATTTCACGCAAAATATACGCCCATAATAATCTTCCTGGTGTTTTCAATCCGATGACTCTTTGAAAGTTTTCAGGTTTATCTTTTGTACATCTGGTTTCAATATAATATATGTTCGCCATGTCAAACTGTCTTTCTTTCTGTCTCTCTGTCTGTCTGTATGTATCCGACCAAATATTATAAAATTTTGCTATCCCAACAATTTCACCATTTATTATTAATACTTTTATAGCATCATATGTGTTACCTGTGAAATTTTGAATATAGTTGCCAGTAAAAGGACAATCCTTAAAATTATTTTTTAATTCATTAATATCAGCTGATTCAAGCGTTCTAAATATTATTCTTTCATTGGATGGGGGGGGAATAGATCTTAATATTTCGTCTATTGAATCATAATTTACATTCGGGTCTTGAATGTAAAACAAATTTTTATCATCATCCATATCATCATATATATTTAAATCTTCATCTAAACTATCAATGTCACTATCAATGTCACTATCATCACTATCATTTAATTGGTTAGCCATAGAGGTTATATACTCACATAAAGTTTCACCTGTATCCATATCCATTATTATATCACTCGAGCGTTTCATTCCCATTTTTTCATGGTACCCCCGAGCCGTTGTTAAAGGTTCGTTGTAAACAATAAATTTATTATGTGGGGGGTGCCTCAATTTATTATGTAGGTTGTTCGCATTTTGACGATTGGTTCTATAATGTGAGTTAATTTCATGCAAAATATACGCCCATAATAATCTCCCATGCGTTTTCAATCCACTGGGTCTTTGAGAGTTTTCAGGTCTATCTTTTGTACATCTCATTTCAATATAATAAATATTTCCACAAGCCTTATCAAATTTTGCTATCCCAACAATTTGACCATTTATTATTAATATTCTTATATCATCGCGTGCGTTATCATTTATATCATCTTTGAAGTGTTTAATAAAACGACAATCCTTAAAATTATTTTGTAATTCATCAATATCAGATAATTCAGGTTTCCTAAATATTACGCTATCTTCCAATATTATTTTATCTTCCATATAATATTATCATAAAAAATTACACAGAAAACATTAAATTACTTTATTTTTCATTTATAAATGAAATATTATAAATGAAATATTATAAAAAAATATTAAAATAAAAATTGAAACATTTAAAGTTTCTCTGCTTATATTAAATACAAATGAGCAATTTAGACGAAGAATCTTTTGAACAAAAATCTGAAGTAGATGAAAACTCTGGAGTTTCTGATGAATTATCTGATGTTGATGACGAAGTGTTACTATCCGAATTTAATAACGAAAATAAATTAAAAAAAAAGTCATTAGAAGACATTGACTATGAAGATGTATCAAACTTTAATAAACCTTCTATTGCGGAAGAATTAGAATTAGATTTGGATGATGATGATGATGATGAAGAAGAGGAAGAAGGTTATCTTAAAAAATTTGATAAAGAATTAAGAAAAAATTATCTTGTTGATTTTCATCCAGAGATTTTATCCCATAATAACATAGAAATACAAACATTATCTGAAGTTATAAGAGACCCTAAATCTGGAATTATTATAGATGACCTTCATAAAACAATTCCTTTCATGACAAAATATGAAAAAACAAGAATTTTAGGAATAAGAGCAAAACAAATTGATAGTGGAAGTAAACCATTTATTAGAAATTCTAATCCTACTTTAATTGACGGATACGCGATTGCTCAAAAAGAATTGGAAAATAAACTTATTCCGTTTATTATTAGAAGACCTCTTCCCAATGGGGGTTCAGAATTTTGGAAAATAAAAGACCTACAAATGATACATTAAATAAATTTTACAAATTATTATATTGAATATTGAATATTATATTGAATATTTTTTATTGACTTGGTATTAGATTTCCGTTTAATGGATTCCATCCAGAATTTACTTCTATATGTCCGTGCAATAAACCATGAGATGAAATAGAAATAGAAAATAATAAAATAGATAATAAAATTTCTTGCTTTCTTAAGTTTTTGAAATTATTAATTAAAAATAAAAACGCAATTAAATTTAATATTCCACTTAAAAAAAGTGCCATAAAAGAAGGCTTTATCATTTATAATATATTTATACAAAATATAAAATTTAATATAAAATTTATATTTTGCAAATAGTAATATTTTAACATTTCCAGCGGCATCCGCATGACAAACATGTGACAAACGTAGTCATTGGTTCATCTGCCGAACGCGTCTGCAACTGATAATATGTACACTTCTTAGATTTACATTTCCAGCATGTAAAGTTATCTGTAGAAGCCTCAATCTTGGGAGCATATTTATTTTCATCACGTATTTTTTTATCATCTAATAATCTCTTCCACTTACTCGGCTGTAATTCTTGGTGCGTCATGAATGCTAATTGATGAATTTTAATAGATTTATTATTTACCTGTTCTACAACCTCAGGTGAATCTAGATTTATAAAAACAGTTCTTAATTTATCAATATAGATTTGGGTAAAATGAACGTTTTCCCATTTTTTTACTACATTTCTAGTAGAAGCATCTTGAATAGTAAAGTTATAAATACCGGTTTCAAGATTTTTAGCCATTTTTTGAAAATTTTTACTATTTATTTTTTTATCAGATAATTTAGTTTGAAGTCTCTCAATAACCTTTTCACGAAATTGTTCAGGGTTATCAACTTTCTGCATTATATAGTTAGTTATAATATATTCTTAATGTTGTTTTTTTAATTCAATTTTAAAAATTAAATTTGATATCATTTATAGTGTTTTATATATTTTATAGTTTGGACGTAAATAAATAACTATAGGAAGAATGTCTGCAAAAAAATGTGATATTGGATAATTAAATGAAGAATAATAATTAAACGAAGAAGGTTTAAATTTTTGATTACCTTTATCAAAATCACTCTTTAATATTTCAACCTCTGAAGAAGATATTTTTGTTTTATCGTATGTTTCAAATATATAATACTTAAATGGATTATGAAGTATGCTATTCAAAAACCCTCTTTTTACCCACAATATTCCAAATTCATCTATAAATTCGTCATCTTTGATTAATGACAATTTTCCTATTGGAAATTTATTATATTGATTTCTATTTATGTGATTTATTCTTGATGGAATTTTATCATAATTTATTTTTATTACACCTTTGCACATTTAAAACGCTGACTTTTTAAATGTGTTATTTATAATTCTTTAATTTTCTTTTTCTGTTTGATGGTTTCCTTATAAATCCTATTGGTCGTTTATATGTTCCTCTAATAATATTTTTATATTTTTCTTTTGGTATTTCTCTTACTACTTTCGCTATATTTATCTTTAATTCTTCATATTTTAATCCTTCTAATTTTTGTAATCTTGATTTCAACATACTAAAGAAATTTTCTATGGAATTTGTAAAATGTTGATATGGAACAGAATATAATAAATTATTATGTTTATTTACTAATTCCTTTATTTTTGCATTTCTATGAGAACTCGCATTATCTAAAATTATTAATTTATTTTTAAATTTAGTTGTTATGTGTTCTTGTAAAAAATCATATAATCTATTACTATCAATACCACCTTTATCATATAAATCCCAACCTAAAACACCTTCAGTTGATATTGAAAATATACCTGTATATTTTTTGAATACTTCTTGAGAACTTGTTTTTATTATACATCTTTTTCCTAATTTATTATAACAATGTTTTCTTTTTTGTAATGAACCTATAGAAGTTTCATCTATACAAATAATATCTTCTAATTTGTATTGTTTTATTTCTTCATAAAATTCATCTAACTTTTTATTGATGTCAATATCTTTTCCAAATCTTTTTACTGGTTCATGTCTTATTCTTGTTATTTTCAAAGTTATATTATTATCGTTAATAATTCTATTTATATGAAATCTACTTAATGATACATTAAACTTTTCTTTTAATTTTATCATTAATTCACTCATAGTTATAGTTTTATTTTTAGTTATTTCATCTAATAACAACTTAACATGTTCTTTACGAACTTTATATGCTACAGGTTTTCTATTCTGTCTTTTTATTTCACCTTCTTTTTCATATTTTTCAACCCAACGCATCAAACTTCTTGCAGAACATTTGAATATTTCACATACTTCTAATTGCGATTTATCACCAACTAAATAATATTCTACTGCTGATTTTTTATAATCTTCGCTTTTATGTTTTGATGTCATACTTATTATTATGACATAAAAATATTTAAAATTATGTTATATATTTATATAGAAAATGAATATTTCAATAGATGAATATAACACTATGAAACAAGAGATAGATGAATTGAAAAAGAAAAATGAAGAATTAGAAAGCAGATTGAAAACATATACAAGTAATCATCGTCATAAAAAATATTATGATAATAATGCAGAAATAGTAAAACAAAGAGCAAAAAATTATATGGAAAAAGTAAAAGAAACTAATCCAGAAAAATTAAAAGAATGGCGTCATACAGCATATTTGAAACGAAAAGAAAAGTTAAAATCACAAGAAGAAGGAATTAATTAAAATATTGATATTCATTATTTTTACACATGTAAATATTTTGAATAATATTGTCTTTTTTTATTTTTTCAATATTATTTATTAATTCAGTTTTCCAATCATATTTGTCATTAAATACATCTTCTTGTAATAATCTAATTATAGAATAACCATTTTCATTAGCACATTTCTCTTTGTATTTATCATTTTTATATTGTTCTTCTGGTGTTTTCCAATTCATAACTTGTTCAAAATGTTATCTTCCATCTAATTCAAGAATAATTTTGAGTTCTTCAATACAAAAATCAAATGGTAAATATTTATTTGTATCATTATTTTTACACCAATCTTTTTTAAATTGTTTTGTAATTTCATATAATTTTTGTAAATATTCATATAATATAAATTCTGTTTTGTTTACACAATAAGGACAACCACAACCTCTTAAATGTGAATCTGGTTGTTGTTCAAAATCACCATGAATTTTACAAGTAACAACTATTTTTGTTCGTGCATTTATATAATTCATTTTTGAATATTCATATTTATTGTTATGTATAATATTAGCATTTTTAATAAAATCATCTACATCAGTTTTTTGTTTTATTTTCATTGTTGCTATTCCACAACATTTACATCCACAACCAGATAAATGTGTTTGGGGTGTTTGTTCAAAATCACCATGTTCTTTACAAATAATTGTAACATTTGTATGGTTATTTATATAATTTATATTTGAATAATCATATTTATCGTTATGAATTAGTTTTGCCTTTTCAATAAATTCTTCAGCATTTGATAAATAATTTCCTACACATTTTTGACATCCCTCTTTATGTGTAATATGATTTGAAGGTGTTTGTTCAAAATCACCATGTTCTTTACAAATAATTATAACTTTTTCGTTCATTTTTATATAATTAATTTTACTATAATCATATTTATCATTGTGTATTTCTTTTGCTTTATTACTAAAATCATTATTTGAAAATATGAACATATTATACCCACACTTATAACAACCATTTCCATTTAAATGACAATTTTGTGTTTGTAGAAAATCTCCATGTTCTTTACAAATAATAATTACTTTTTCTATTACATTTTTATATTCAACTTTTGAATAATCATATTTATCATCATGAATTTCTTTTGATTTTTTAATAAATTCTTCAGTGTTAGATTTATAACAACCCGCACATTTTATACAACCACTTTGTTTACTTAAATGACTATTTGGTGTTTGTAGAAAATCTCCATGTTCTTTACAAATAATAATTATTTTTTCTCCTGCATTTTTATATTTAACTTTTGAATAATTATATGTATCGCCATGAATTTTTTTGCGTCTGTGATAAATTGATTTGTTGTTTTTCTTTGTTTATCTGAATTTATTTCTGTTGAACAATTTCTACAACCCTTTCCATCTAAATGACCATTTGGAGTTTGTAAAAAATCACCATGTTGTTGACAAATAATAATTACTTTTTGGTTCGCCTTTATATATTCTACTTTTGAATAGTCATATTTATTATTATGTATAATATTTGATTTTTTTATAAAATCATTCGTATTACTTTTTTTACCATTTATAGTTTTTTCTCTACCACAATCTTTACAACCATTACCTCTTTTATGTGTTTTTGGTAATTGTAAAAACTCTCCATGTTCTTTACATATAATTATAACTTCTTTCAAATTATTTTCATACACAACTTTAGAATAATCATATTTATCTGCATGTTTTTCTATTGCTTCAATTATAAATTGTTCTGTTGATTGTTTTTTCATAAGTCAATTATACAAATAATAATCTAAAAATAATTTTATATCAATTTTATTAAATTTAATTATTTAGTAATTTCAACATAATACTATTTAAAGAAATAATCTTTATATAATATATAGAAATGAAAAAATCAAAACCCAAAGTTAAGGAAAAGAAGAAAGAGGACGAAAATTTTGATTATATGAAAACTAACAAGGATAATATTAAGAATGTTCTGAAAGACCCAAATATTTTACCAATTATAAATGATTTAGTAAATAGAACAAATAAAATAGTTATTCATGCATACCAATTTATCAAACTTTATTGTATTTTTCTTTATGAAAATGAATTGAAATTTCCAGTAATAGATAAAGAATTTATATGTGATGTTTTCAAAGTTTTAACTATTAGAAGATGTGGTTCTGGTGGATATACTGAAGATAATATGCCTGAACAACTACAAGAATTAACCGAGTTTTACAGAGAACATTATTCAAATACTATATCCAATAATGAAACTATTTATTATGATAAATTAAGTTATATTTTACCTTATGAAGCGATTGATATGATTACAAATATCAATAATAATATTCAAGAACACTTTATAGACCATTTGAATAAGTATGTGAATATAGTTTTCAACGTAAAAGAAAAGTCCACAAAAATAACTACTGAAAACAAGGACAAAATTATAAGAAAACAATTACATAAACAACTATATGATGAAATTGGTAAAGTCAAAAAAGATTTAATGCATTTTGGTGATTTAACAAGTGATGAAAAATATCATAAATGGATTATTGAAGAAAGAATAAAATTATATCCAAATAAAACAAGATTTGATAATGACAATATTTATTACGATTTGAAAAGCAATACACAAGAGTTTTTACATTCTATGTTTCATATTTCAATAGAATTAGAAAAGTTAAATGAATTAAGAATACAAAATGAAGAGAAACAAATTAGATTATTTAATGTATTGTCTTTAAGAACAAATATTATTAGTAAAAATATATGTATTGATACTTGTGGATTAATTTCTAACTTTTTAGGAGATGAACCAACTACAAAACATTTGAGAGATTATAAAAAAGATAATAACCAAGTTAATTTATGGAATAAATTTTTCAAACTAAATAAAAGAGTTTTCAAGAAAGGACAAAAATATACATTTTCACATATGATTAGAACAGATGGTGTTTCTTGTTGTGTATTATTTGTAAGAGTAGATGCTAATGGAAAAATATTGCCAAAAACATGGAAAAATAAAAAATGTTGCGAAGAAGAAAATATAGATTATATTGAAAAGGTAGAATTAACAGAAGAAATTAAAAATATGAAGGTTGTTTGTACAGACCCTAATTATAGCGATTTAATATATTGTGGTTCTAAAGATGAAAATGGAAATTTACAAACTTTTCGTTATACTCAAAATCAAAGAAGATTAGAAACAAGATTGAAGAAATATAATAAAATTATTGATAAAATAAATAAGGAAACAAAAATAGAAAATCAATCTATTAAGGAAATTGAAACTGAACTATCCGTATTAAATAGTAAAACATGTAATTATGATAAATTTATGTATTATTGTATTGAAAAGAACAACATAAATTATAAATTGTATTCACATTACGAACAAAATTTTTTTAGAAAATTCAAATTAAATAGATTTACAAATACTCAAAAAAGTGAATTGAAAATGGTTAAGAATTTTTCAAATAAATACGGAAATCCTGATAAAACCATATTTGTAATGGGTGATTATGATAAAGGTGATTATCATATGAAAGGAAAAGAACCAGTTATTTGTAAGAAATTTAGAATAATTTTTAGAAATGCTGGTTATAAGACATTTTTGGTAAATGAATTTAGAACATCAAAATTATGTAATTGCTGTAATGGTGAATTAGAACATTTTTTAGAAAGACCAAGTCAAAAACCAAAATTAAAGAAAGAAAATAAAACAGAAATCTGTCATGGACTATTACGATGTCAATCGGTTAAGCATAAAAGCGAAATATTCCATAACAGAGATAAGAATGCCGTGCAAAATATGTTAAATATAGTAAAATCTGTATTTGATACAGGAAAAAGACCAAACATATTTTGTAGAGAAATAAATTCTTAAACTTCATAGTCATTTCAAGATGACTACTAATCAAATTTTTGCATTTTTGTATTATTTTTTTCGTTGTTAAGTCGGCGTTTTAAATGTGCAAAGGTGTAAAATTAAAAATAATATTATCATACTTAATATTATTATATTTTTAATTTTCATTTAGATGTATTTATATTATCGAGAATTTAATTTATTTTTATTTTTTCATTTTTTTGATTTTTGTTTAATTCTTTATTATTATTATTATTATTATTTTAATTAGAAATAATAATAAAAATAACTATAAAAGTATTATAATAAATGTTACGTGTTAGATTTTCGGAAAAATCGAAACAATTAATTGTAAACAAACATTTTGAAAAAAATTATTTTGAACTTATTGATACTCAAGCAATTGATATATTTTTATCAAATAAATATCAATACGTAATAGTAGATGAAAACGAACCTGCCGACATATGTATTATTGGAATTCAACATAATGATAATTCGCTACTGAGAGAAAATGAATATAATATTTTTTTATCAGTTGAAAATTTTTCCGTTGGTAGAACTCATTATAATCATTGGAATAAATTTGGCCGTTTTTCTAATAGTTTCATTGATAAATATATTTATAATGATATTTCACATCCGGAAAAAAATATTATTCCAGCTATATATTGTCGTGTTAAGTATTTTAATTCTATTTATGATAATTTTGAAAATATTAGAAATGCAATTCCTTATGAAAACAAAAAATTTTGTTTATTTATATCAAAAAATAATTTGAATTCAAATAAATCATTAGCTCTCAAGCATTTGTCTAAAATAAAAAAAGTAGATTTTATAAGTCAATATGATTTATTTTTAAAAAATAAAACATGTTACAATTCTCATGAAATTATTTCTGTATTTTCTCAATATAAATTTATAATTTGCTTTGAAAATTCAAAAACACCTGGATATGTCACCGAAAAAATATTTAATGTATTTTTAGCAGGTTCAATCCCAATATACGACGGAGCACAAAATATTAATGATTATATCAATCCTCATTCATTTATACCATTTAATGATTCTTGTTTTAACAAAATTAAATTATTATTAAATAATAAAGAATTATATAATTCTATAATATCTAAAAAAAAAACAAATGATTTAGATTATACATGTATTGATGAAATGACATTTACTAAATAAAAATATAAATAATGTAAATAATGTAAATAATGTAAATAATGCAAATAATTTATTCATCTTCATCGCTATAATCATATTTTTCTTCATCTAATTCAGAACCAGCAGAAATATTATCACTATCATTATCTACTAATTCGCTTTTTGCTTCGGTTTCGTCACAATCGTTATTATCATCTGAATCGTCTTCATCACTATCATCGTCTTCTTCGTCACTTTCTTCGTCAGCATCGGATCCTATAACTTCCTCTTCTTCATCACTATCGACAACAAAACCATCTTTAAGATATCCGGTTTTTTTTGTTTTCATATCTTTTTTAATATCATCTAATTCATCCGGTTCATCATCATCATTTTCATCACCAATATTTTCAAAACCACCAAATAATGATTCATAAATTTTAAGCCACAAATCTTTAGATAAACTAGTAAAAGAATTAGTTTCATTATTTAAGTCATTATTTAAAACTTGAACTAATGCACAATTTCCAAAATAAAGAGCATTGTCAACTGGAGGTGGAAAATCGTATTTATTCTCAGTGCCAGCTTTTCCATCATCACGCGCCCAAAGTTGAACCGAATAATTTTGATTTACTACTTTTACATTTTTCCAAGTAGTTCTACATTCAAATCCATCAGATTTTCTAAATCCACATTTTTTATAAATTTCATCTTTATTAATAGATTTAACAGAAACCTCTTTTATAGAACCCGATTTTTCAACAATTAAAAATGTCTGTTTAACTGGCATATTTGATTGTTTTAATTATTTGTAATGGGTTTAAATAGTTTACTATAATATAAATTATAAATAGTATATAAAATATACAACAATATAACAATATAACAATATAACAAAACAACATGAGACTTTACTTTATTGACTTAAAAGAAAATCAAATTAAACAAATGCCTTTAGAAAAATGCATAAAAAATGTTAAAGAATATTCATTTTTAATCTCTCTTGAAGGAGTTTATAAGAGTATAAAAACCTCTGATTCTTTGACAAAACTAACTTATATTGATAATAATGCAGAAGAAGTTAAAATTGATAAATGGAGAGTTTTTATTGATAAATCAAAACAAACGTTAACGAACGATGTATGGAGAATACCATATGAATATAAAATTGCAAAAGTTCACGAGGAAACGTATGTATTAAGAGAGAAATCAGAATTGAAATTTATTATACTTAGAAATACGGATACTAAAAGTATAATGGATTTTTATTTTACATTTGAAGGAGATATTGAAAATTTTTCATTTAAAGAAGATATTCTTACGTTTTTATCTGAGATAAAGTAATATAAATATTATATAATATGTTTTATTTAATATTAAAATGGACGCTGATATCATTAATTTTAATTGTTTTAGTTCATTATTTGTATAGTTTTTTTAAAACAACATTAACAGTACCTAAAATAAAAGATTTAGTAAATAGACCAGCAGGTGCATATAAAGAAATTTATGAAACGATTGAAAAGGTAAAACTCAATGAAAGAGAGAAATTAAAAGAAAATAATTCAAATAATAAAAATAATACATCTAATAACACTCTTATTAAAAATGAAGATAATATGAAAGATGAATTAAAAAGTTTTTTAAATAGTTTAAGTAGTTCCGATACAAATAAAGGAAATGGTGACATTAATTCTTTTGATTATGGAGGTTCTTCATTTTCTTTATTTTAATTATTTTACAAATACTTATTATTTTTATCTATCAAATGAATTAAAGATTATATAATAAATCAATTATAGTAAAATGAAATTATCCCATGAAGATAAAATGTCAATTATGGATAGATTTCCTGAAATAGAACTTTCCTATGATAAAATTTTACATAAGAAAGTTTACGCCGATTATTATTTAGTCATTCCTAAAGGAAAAAAAGTTCTTATTTGGTTTACATACTATAAAAATGAAGATATTTGTTTGGTTTTAGAATTAGATAAAGATAACAACATTTCTAATATTTATCCTGTTGCATATTGTTTTAAGAAAGAATTATCATTTAATACCATTTTACGCGGAACAATCACGAATTTAAATAATAATATGTTTTTTACTTGTGAAGACATTCTCTTTTATAAAAATAAAAATTGCCAGAAACGACAATATAAAGAAAAATTAGAAATTATACTTGACATGTTTGAAAATGAAATTAAAAATACAAATTTATTTAATAAAAATTTTATTATTACACTTCCTATTATTAAAAATAATTATATTGATTGTTTTAATATATCTCAATTTCTCTCTTACGAAGTCTACGGAATAATGTCAAGACGTTACAATTTATCTGAATCAGACGGGATCGTTAAAATAAACAACAATAATATAGAAGCTGTATTCAACGTAACTGCTGATATTAAGCAAGATATATATAATTTACATTGTTTAAACAATGAAAGAAAAGAAATATTTTATAATATAGCTATGATACCAGATTATAAAACTAGCGTTTTTATGAATGATTTATTTAGAACTATAAAAGAAAATAAAAATTTAGACCTTTTAGAAGAAAGTGATGATGACGAAGAATTTGAAAATGTTAGTGAAGACAAATTTGTAAATTTAAATAAAAATATCATGATGAAATGCGTTTATATAAGTAAATTTAGAAAATGGAAACCAGTTTCTTTGGCACCAAAAGATGCTAAAATTATCACAAAAAAAGAATTATTTGAAATGCAAAAAAAATAAATGTATTATATATAAATGCCAAATGGTTTAAATCATATAGTATGGGGTCCTGAAGCAGTTGTAGGCGGAACTAACCCAACAGGCAGTCATTATTCAGGTGGTTTTGGAAGCAATCAAGGCATCATAACTGGTTGTGGAGGTCCTGTAGGTGGTTCTCAATCAGTAGCAGGTAATCCTGGTTATCAATACCAAAGCGGCGGAAGCGGATATGGTTTCTCTGAACCACAATCTGTTGTAGGCAATCATACAATGGGAATTGATAAATACTCAAGCGTTGGAGTAAATAATCCTGGAATGTTAAATTCATCTACGCAATATAATCCTTCCGAATATCCTTTAAAATCAATTCCAACTATTGGCGGAAGAAAAAGACGAAAAAGAAATTATAAAAGAGGTGGCGGAGGTGTAAACTATTATTATGGTTATAATGGAGGAGAAGGTAACATGTCAACATTTGCTGGTTCTGGATATCCTGAGATATCTAAAGGTTCTCAGTGTGCTGGTGGTAGAAAGGGTAGAAAGAGTAGAAAAAATAAGAAACCCAATAAATCTAATAAATCTAGAAAATCTAGTAAATCTAGATACAATTCAACTCGTAAAATGAGAAAAGTTAATTGTATGAATTGTGAAGCATATTTTAATACTAAAAATAATTTGAGAAAACATTTACAAAGTTGTAATGGAATGAAATCTAATACTAGACATCGTATGCGTTCTGATTTATTTAGAAAATTAAGAGGCGGCACTATAAAAAAACAGATAGGAGGATATAGTCAATATTTAAGCAACCAACCATTCTCTCTTACTTATTCGACTGGAGGACAATATTTATCTCCAAATATGAGTGCATTGGCTAATCCTGTTCCTATTACACCAATGAATAATTGCACTGACCCCAATGGTCCTCCTAGAATCGTTTAAAATAATACTTATAATTTTAATTAAATAATTATAATATAATTTATTATATTTCTATTACAACTGAACTAAACATTTACTCTCTTTTTTCTTTTTAGGTTTCTCTTCATCAGGGTCATATTTTACTTTCCAATCATTAGACAAATAATCATGGGTTTGAATAATCTTATATTTATTTTTAATATAATAAGCCTTCCTTTTAGACCATTGTAGTTTAAAAATTTCGTGTTGGTCAATTATGTCAATGACAAGTGGATTCGTATGTTTGGTTCTTAAAATACGACCTACAGACTGTGTAATGTCAGTTTTCGGTGTAGCAAACAACAATGTAGTAAGGGTGGGAATATCAAGACCTTCAGAAGCCATGGCATAAGTAGCAATTATAACTTTTTTAGTTTCGCTTTTTTTTAATGCTTCTTCTTTCATACCACCTACATAATAACCAACTGATGCTATATTTCTATGTTCTATGGCATCATGTAAATATGTAAGCAAACTTTTATTATGCGCCAAAATAATCATTTGTTGCTCAGGGTTTTCATCTAATTCTTTTTTAATAATATTAATAATATACTCACTACGATGATTGAATTTACAAAGTTTAGTTATCATTGTGCTAAATTTAGGATTTCCTCTAAAATCAGTTTCTAATTCATTAAATTCCTCATCATTTGTTTTATATTCAATTGCTTTTACTATGACTTTATCATCTCGTTTAGTAAGCGTTTTAAACAAAATATCACCTAAATACATTTTAAATACTTTCGTTAATCCATCTTTTCTATTCATAGTTGCACTTAGACCTAACGTATAACGTGTTACAATCTTTAGAAGCGAACGCGAAAATACTTCGCTTGAAATGTGATGAACCTCATCTACAATAGTGATACCAAATGATTTAAATAAATCCGCGGGATAGTCTTTCATCGAAAGCGATTGAAGCATTCCTATAACAATATCCTTGTCTTCAATATCAATTGTTTGTCCTTGTAGACGCCCTACGCGAGCAGTAGGCAAATATTGCTCAATTCTTTCTACCCATTGGTTTAATAAAAATCCTTTATGAACAATAATAAGAGCTTTCTTTCCAACTCTTGATATAATATTTAAAGCAATCACAGTTTTGCCCATGCCAGTTTGAAGATCTAAAAGACCACCGCCGCCAATTTTACCCTGTGAAATTTTTTTCATATAAATGTCTGAAATATTTTGCTGATAATCTCTTAATGAACCTTTAAATTGTATTGATATATTGTCACCTTCTGAAATGCGACTTTCATCCGGTTCTCCGTAATATTCTTCGCCAAAATATCTTGGAATATAAAATTTATCTTTTGATTCACGATATATAGGAAATGACGGCATTTGAACAGGTGATTTAGGAATAAAAGGCCGCACAGTAAGTTCTTCTCTAATAAATTGTTGTTCTTTAATAGTAATAGCATCTTTATAAATTGTATATCCTTTTTGTCCGAGATAACTACTGACATTTTCATTTTTATCATTTTTATCATTTTCATTATTGTTTGCTATTATTGACATCATTAAAAGTATAAACTTCTTGGTTGTATTATATCAAACAATCTTTTTAGATTGATTTAGTTCATTTTTTTCTAATAAACAAAAAATAATATAATAATAAAATATAAATGGAAGTGTTTAAAAAATTATTGACTGACATGAAACAGCATGAAATTTTATTGCTATTTTTATTAGTAATATACCTGTTGTTTAATATTAGAACTCCAATGGGATTAGCAAGATTAATAAGTGAAAACATATTAGCACAAGGAGTTGTTTATTTACTTGCTTTATCGCTTTTTAAGTATTCTAATAAAGTTATAGGAGTTTTAGGATTAATTACTGCTTATGAATTAATCAAACGCTCTAAAGAACAATCTGGAAGAAAAGCTATATCTAAATATTTACCATCACAAGATAAAATGAACTCCACATTGAATGCTTTCAACCAATTCCCTCCTACATTAGAAGAAGAAGTCGTTGCAACAATGGCACCTATTACACGAAACGGACCTATGGGTCCTCCTTCTTATTTGCCAATTATTGACAATATTGGCGATTCGGCGCCTGTAGATTATGAAGGAGTTATTTAAGAAGATGTAATATAATATTTTATATAATATTTTATATAATATTTTATATAATATGATTACAGACGATGAATTAATTGTTAAATCTAAAACTATATTAAAAGAGTTAGGGATTGAAATAAATATTTTAGAAAAAAAAATTGACAAAATAAATTATTATATGACAAATAATAAAAAGTCAAATAAATCAATAGAAAAAAGAATAAATATACTTATAAATAGGTTTAATTTATTTAAAAAAAACGTAGATTTTTTTTACGAATACAAATATATGATTGATTTTATGTCTGAAGTAACACCTAGTATAGATATTAACAATACATCTGATATGTTTATGAAAGCCTTTATAATTATTGAGAAATGTAAAATGATTTTACAATCCAACATAAAACACATTCAATTAAACTTGATTGAAGACGAGTTAATTGATATATAAATTATTTTACACATTTTGACTATTACACCTTTTTACATTTCAAATCCACGATTTTTATGTTTATTTAAATAAATATAAAAATTAATAACTATAATATACTATAATGACATTTTATGCTGTTGCCAATGGGAGAACTATTGGAATATTTTTAAATTGGAATGATTGTAATAATTCAGTAAAAAAATATAAAAATGCTTTATATAAAAAATTTAATACAAAAGAAGAAGCAGATAATTTTATTAAAGTAAATGAAAAAAATATAGATGATATGAATAATAACATTCAAAACCATAATATAATATCTTTTTTTGATAATATTATAGTTAATTCAAAAGATGACAATATTGTTTTTAATCCAGACTATTACGTGTATACGGATGGCGCTTGTTCTAATAATGGAAAAGATAATGCCTTAGCAGGAATAGGTATATTTTTTGGCATAAATGATAATCGTAACATATCAAAAAAAATAGAAGGAAAACAAACAAATAATACAGCAGAATTGAGTGCTATTATTGAAACTTATCATATTATAGAAAATGATATTCTAAATGGGAAAAAAATAGCAATTGTAAGTGATTCTGAATATGCTATAAAGTGTGTTTCTTCTTATGGTGAAAAATGCTATAAAAAATGTTGGAATGTAGATATACCAAATAAAGATTTGGTTAAAATCGCATATGAAATGTATAAAGATAAACTAAATATTCAATTTATACATATAAAAGCGCATACAAATAATACAGACATTCATTCTTTTGGCAATGATAACGCGGATAAATTAGCAAATATAGCAATTGGTTTAGAAAGTTGCCCTTATAATACGTCTACAAAAATATATCTAATAATTCCTTTTATCAAAAAAGATGAAATCAAAAAATTAGGAGGTGTTTGGGATACTAATAAAAAAAAATGGTATGTATATGAGAATAATAAAAATATAGA